GTTCAAAAACGCGTCAAACTGCTTGTTTGGGCGATTCGGGTCAGCAAAAGATACATCCTCGTCCGGATTGAGGTCGATCATGTTGCCGTAGCCCATCTTGTAATCATCGCCATCCTGGGACGATCCGCCGGCGCCAGTATCGAACCCGAGCCCGTCAGGATCATTGCTCTTGATGAAGATCGTGAAGAAGGACTGCACCACTGCAGCCATGACCTCGGCTTCAGTGTAGCGGGTTATCTGCTTGATTGTTTCGATCACCGGCGCCAGGTCAGGCACCCCTCGCCGCTGTCCAACACGAATTTTGTTGAAATGGAGGAGCATATTCGGCAAGCCGTTGTCACGGTATGGCTTGATCTTCCGCCACTCGTTTCCCTTGGCAAAAAGGTTCCCCGGGTGGCCGTCCAAGACGTGATACTCAATCACCTCGCCGTGCTCGTTGGTCAGGACCCCGCCAGCAAGCTTGTCATTGTCGGCCGTGTTGTCCTTGTTTGAGATACGGTCCGCCTCTATCTGCTGTATCCGCAGAGAGTACGGGGACCGCGCATTTCGTTTATGAGTCAGCAGCGAGCCAAGGTCCCCATTTTCCAGGACGGACCGAAGCGTCAGCGCCTGCAGTCCTCGGAAATTCTGGGCACCGCTGATATCGCAATATTTCGACTCGGAGAACAGCCGCCACTCCGCCTCTGTCCTGCGCTCCCATTCGTCGGCTTCGTCCTCGGACAGTCCCAAGATTGTCCGGTCGATCTGGCATTTCAGGGTCAGGCCGTACCCGACAACATTCGTCACTTTGGTGTTGGTCACCGCCCGGGCAAGTGGGCTGTTGCGGTTCAGGTCGCGGGACCTGTTCCGCATAGTGGGAAGGTCGTGGAGGATGTCCGTGTCGGCATCGCTGCCCATCGGATTCCACCCGGCCATCGAAGAGCGCTTTCTTGACCCGGCCGTGTATGACTCGGCCATGGCGATGGCATAGCGCCGTTGATAGCGCTTCGCGGCCCAGCCGGGGGCAACGTTTTCAATGGCCTTGTCGATCAGGGTTTTGTCGATGGATAGCCGCCGCATAATCAGCCCTGTGGCACGCAACGCCGGACCCTGGCCCCGCCACCCCGGTTTTCGCGGGCTACCAGGGCAAGCAGGCGGGATTCCCGACTGTACAGGGTTTCAAGGTCGGCAGTGGTGGCAGAGCGGCCGGCGATGGAGTAAGACGTGGTCGCCCCGTTCTCTTCGATCTCCCGGATCGCCGTTTGTACCCGGTCAAGCTGTGTTGAGTAGGCCTCAGCCATCTGCACCCCGTGAAAAAAGCAAAAAAAAAGGCCCGGGAACAACGCTTTTAACGTCGTTCCCGGGCCTTTCGATACCGCACAAGCTTTCCTGTGCGGTCGATCAGTATCCGTGAATTTATGTGGTCAAAATCATAACGGGCTGCACGGTGCCACTCGGAAAAATCATGTGTGGTCGATTAGTACCCGCTATATATTTTCATTAAAAACTGTTCCCGTGCCATTTGTCAAATGTTTTTTCAATTATCCAACCCTCTGCCCCTCACCCGCCTTGACCTCGCCGCCTTCAAAATCTTCCGCCGCTCGATATGGTCAATGTCGCCCACCTGGCCCTGGGTCCACTCGATTGCATATTCAGTGCGGCCGGTGAACCCCTCGGCCGCAATCTCCGCGAAAAGAAAAAGGAACTCCTCCACGGCGAGCCGCTGATTCCCGTGAAGATTGCTCAATAATTTTACAAGATCACGTTCGTTCAAGCTGTCACCCCCTTGCTTCGCACCCTCCGGCGCCGCCGGAAGAGCATCCGTGTTGAGTCTGATCTGTCGTTTCGGATCGCTTCCGCCATCACGTCAAGCTGCTTCTTCAGTTGCTCCATGTTCGGGTTGGCGATATCGAGCGCCGCCAGCCCGTAAACCCTGATATCAAGCGGCTCGTTGCGCGTGTCGGCTGTCTTTTTCTGATACTTGTACTTGCTCGAATCCTTCCTGTCGAACGCCTTCTCTTCCGACAAGAGCCCGTGGAAATACATCTTCGGGTAATTGTCAGGAAAGTGACAGAATCCCTCGCAATCGTGGCCTGATACCGCCAGGCGGGCAAAGATGGTATCCTTTGCCGTGTCCGTCCCGACCATGTACAGCCGGGCATTGCTCTTGCCAATTCGCTTGAATCCACTGGTGACCGGTTTGCCGGACAGGGCATGGCCCTTGACCGCATAAACCCGCTTCCGCTCCCTGGGCCTGGTGAATTTCAAGACACTTTTCTGCGCGTAACCGGAATCGATGCAGGTGATTGACACCGGCAGCTCCACCCCGTCTTCCCGGGTGAATTTCTGGTCAATGTCCCGGTCCAGGTGCGTCCAGACCTCCGGAAACTCCGCATCACCCTTGTACGTCGCATAGCCGAGCCCCCAGGATTGACTGTTCAGGCCCCACCCGATAAATTCCCGCTCGATCCGGGCATCTTTGCCGCCCTGGACATCCGCCGACAGGGTTATGTACAGGACTTCCTCCGGGATCCGTTCGCTGAACGATTCAAGCCGTTTCTCGAATGCCGACGGTTCGAGCTGTTTTTCCTTCTGCCACTTGAAGGTCTTGCCCTGCTTGGTATTTACCCAGGCCTTCATTTTCTTGTTTTTCCCGGTCTGCAGCTCGCGGCGAGCCTCCAGATACGAATAGACCAGGCTGCGCCAGGTATAAAAATAGCTGTACGCGCTCCAGATCCGGACCCCGATATGCTCCGGTGTATTCATCGCCGCGCCGTCGTGGCTGAAGAAGGTCCGCGTCTCTTCGTCGTAATACTCGCCGTTGTCGGTCATCCAGCGCCCGGCCTTGTCCATGTCTGGCAAGCTGCTGTTGTCGATTAAACAGCCGTTGTGCTCGCAGATGTATTTGACCGTGGCCATGTCCTCTTCGTCGTAGTCAAAGTTCGACCATTTCAGCCGCTGCATACTTCCACAGTGGGGACAGGGCAGAAACCGGTACAAAATCAGCTCCGCTTCTTCCAGCGAGGGCCTGATCAGACTCTTATGGTCCTCGCCAGGAGTGGTTCCCCTGATCGATTTCGGGAAGGAAGAGGTCTCCACCCGGTTGTCACCCAGGGAAAGCGGGGATCCTTCCCCCTCGATGTCATTGTCAAAGGCGTCCAATTCGTCGTAAATGACGACATCCTTGGTCATGCGCCGATAGTTGCCGGCCGACTTCCCGCCGCGGATATCCAGGATGGAGGTCAGGAACTCTTTCCGCTGGTTCGTGTTGCCAGGCCCGCGCCGGTCAGGTGACGGGGACATGAGCATGGCGGACAGTTCCGGAACGTCCCGGATCATGGTCTTGACCTCATCCTTCGCGAATCCCTCCGCATCGCCGTCCGTCGGCTGGTAAATCAGGATGTTCCGGTGTTTGTGGTGGATGAAGCAGCCGGCAGCGGCCATCAGCATTTTGGTATAGCCCACCCGGGCGGACTTCATCAGGTCCAGTATCCGGATATCATCGGACACCATCCAATCGAGGACCGCCCGTTGATACGGGAGGCTGACCCATTTCCCCTCGATGGATGAAGATTCCTTGGAGAGGTAGAAATACTTGTCGGCCCACTCGGACCCGGTGAGCGGATTTTCACAGGAGAAGACAGAGAGCCCTTTCCCGATCGCCTCGACAAGATTCTGCATCAATCTTCAGCCCTGGAGCAAAGATCCAGGTTGGCAATGGTATTCCGGGCCTTCGCTATTTCTTTCCGGATGAAATCAATGTCCTTGCTCTCCAGCACCGGGACCCGTTTCTTAACGTTCAGGGGGATGGAGTCCAGGATTGCAATAACCTGCTTGCCGGTCCTGGCCAATGTTTCAGTAACCAGGTCGGTGGAGACCAGAAGGCCTTCTTTCAAGTCATTTTCCATCCTCAGCTTCCGTTGCCGCTCTAAGCTCTCCTTGGCCTTCTCCTGCTGCAGGTCAAGGGCGCAGCTGCCAACCATCGCGTTGACAATGGGGGCGAGTTTGTAATATTTGTACGCCCCCTTCGCCCGCACCGGCTTAATACCGGCAGTGTCGATGATTTCGGAAACAGTCCGCTTGTCCCGGTGCAGTTCAACGGCCAGGGCGGATATGGTCCAGTCCTTTGAGGTGAGGGCCATTGATTATGCCTCCGGGTCTTTCGGCCACGGCATCCAGTGTGTAGCCGCTTCGGTCGGGAATGGGTCAAAGCGCCCATCCCTGCCAGCTCCGGCGGCAACTATGCAAACTTGCCCAGTCGCTGGGTTGTTTGCAGGGAATTCTCTCCATCCGCTGTTCATTCCTCCACCGCCCCGAATACCCCAATTTGTTCCATAATCATCCTGCCCTCCTCAGTAAGCGCAGGATTTTCAATCAGGGCCTGAAGTTGAAAACATAAAGGCCACTCCCATTTATTGGTTATCCTTGCAAGTTCATTGAAAAACATAGCTTGCTGTTCGTCATCCATATTGGCGAATTCAAAAGCCAGTTCGTCAGGGGTCGGAGTTACGTCTATGAAAATTTTTCTCTGAAACATATTTTACTCCGCAGCAAATTTTTGATATTCACCAACCAGCCCGGCCAGGACGGCCCCGGCTTCCTCTTCTGTCGGCTGAAAGCCTCTCTTCTCCAGCAGCGCACCCAACCTCCGGGCCTGACGGTCAAGCCTGATCACCAGCCCGGACATCCGCCCGCTCTTCACCTCCCGATTGATCCGGATGGCAACGCTGATGAAGACCTTGTCCTCGTGGCTGAATCTGGCTGAAAGTCGTTTCATTGCTGAACAGCCTCAGAGAATTCATAGCCGCCCATGGGTAGCCGAGTAACGATCAAAACCGTCTCGGGCTTCGCTGTGGCAGCGGCGACTTCCTGCCTGATATACGTCTCGGAAAAGTGCCTGCTCAGGTAATTGCCATGGATGCCGGTAATCGTTGCCAGCTTTGACTTGTTCTCGCAGGCAACGATGATTCTGGAATTCTTCTTCACCCCCGGCCGAATCTCACACTGGTAGTGCCCACCGTAAACTTTCATAATTTCACCATCTCCTTTTTTCTCAATTTTACTGCGAAATGCTCATAAATCCTAATTTTTCCTACACAATTTAGATAAATTCAAGAACACTCAAAAGCAACGTGATTCATCGACTCCACAAACCGCACCCATTTCAGCCCGTCATTATCGATGATGTAATTTGGCTTTGAAATAATCGCAGCGAAATAAGAAGTTGTACCGGTAAAGCGGGCGGCTTTCTCTGCATGGTC